CTCATTGCTTTTAACGGCAATATCTTTCGTATTGCTTGTGATCTCTCTTTTTTCCAAGCAAATCACGGAGCGTATGGCATTGGTTCTGGGGGTCAGCTTGCTCTTGGCTACCTGTATTCAATTGTCAAACCTGATATGGACTTAACGTATGCAAAGAGACACGCCCGTAGAGCCGTAGAGATTGCTTCGGTCCTTGACGCTAACACTGGTAAGCCTTTACAGTTGGTGGTACAAGAACGGTTCTAGGAGGAGCTATGGAAGATCAGGTCAAATACATTCATATGACAGAAGAATACGCTGCACAGTATTGGCATCAACAAGGTTGGTTAGCGTGTAGACTTGCTTACAAGTTATACGATGATGCAGAGAAAGCTGGAGCATTCAGAGTATGACAACATTTTTATTAGGTCTTGCTATTGGAATAGTAATCGGTAGAGCATTTGATTTATGGGTAGATTGGAAGTACAAGAAGTGAGTGTTACTGATCCGAAAGAATTACTACTCAATGCACTACGTGCAGGCGATGCTAAGCGTTCACGTTCTACACAAGTACAGATTGGTCCATCAGAGATAGGTGGTTGTCGGCGTAAGGTGTGGTACCGACTTAACGACCAACCAGAGACTAACGATAACGAATTAAAACTAGCAGCCATTATGGGTACTGCTATCCACGCAGAAATTGAAAGAGCATTAGCTGATAACCCAGATGTATTAGTTGAAGTTGAAGCTGAATACAATGGAATGAAAGCACACATTGACTGCTTTGTACCTGGTACTGGTGATGTCATTGACTGGAAGACAAGTAAGGTCCGGAACCTTTCTTACTTTCCATCAACACAACAACGGTGGCAGGTGCAGCTTTACGGCTACCTCCTAGCTAACAACGGCTATGCGGTCAACCGAGTGTCACTGGTTGCAATTGCCAGGGACGGGGATGAACGTGATGTCAAAGTTCACACTGAGACTTACGATGAATCTATTGCACTAGAGGCACTCGGTTGGCTAGCGGCTGTTAAAGAAGCAGCAGAGGCACCAGCACCAGAGAAAGATGCAAGCTACTGTCAGTTCTATTGTAAGTTTTATGACGCAAGCGGGCAGATGGGATGCGTTGGTCTAAAAAAAGAACGTACACCAGTGACTGATGTAGTCATTGATGATCCAACTATTGACAAGAACGCATTGATGTACTTACAGTTGGCAGTACAGATTAAAGAGCTAGAAAAAGAACAAGATTCTTTGAAGGCATCCTTTGAAGGATTACTAGGAGTTACTAACTCTGGTATAGAAGTAAGCTGGAGCACTGTCAGAGGGCGCGAGTCAGTTGATAGTGAAGAAGTAGAAAAACTTTTAGGGTTTGTCCCTAAGAAGATAGGCGCTGAGAGTCATCGCTTATCTATAAAGCAAAGTGGAGGTAAGTAAATGTCAGTAGAAGGTACAAAGTTTCAGGTCAACTATAAGTTGCCTGACGGTACGTTAGTTAATCTTTATGCCAAAGATGTCAAAGACTTAGAGACAGGTCTAACAGATCTATCAATGGTATCTACTCTTATCAAGACAACATCACGAGAACTAGTAGGCGGAGTACCAACACCTACTGCTGCATCAGTTGCAGCACAGTTCAATGAACCACAATCTACAAACCCAGTGCAACCAGTAGCAGTTCAATCTAATGGAGCGCCACATTCTTGTCGTCACGGAGAGATGGCCTTCCGTTCAGGTACATCAGCTAAGGGACCTTGGAAGGGTTATATGTGTGCTGCACCAAAGGGTGCGCTAGACAAGTGCGACACTATCTGGGTTAGATAACCAGTGCGGGAGCCTCGTGAATACGAGAACCCGCTATGTGCAGAGATTGGTGGAGACTTCTGGTTTCCTGAAAGAGACAACCCAGAAAACCGTAAGCTATTAGATCCTTCTTATGCAAAATCAATTTGCAGGAGTTGCACTCATAAAACAGAGTGCGCTCAGTGGGGTATTAAGAACGAACGCTTTGGTATCTGGGGTGGGTTAACTGAATACGAACGTACCTTGTTGCGTACAAAAAACAAGATTAGAGTAAAGGACTGGAAGAGTGCTTAATCTTTCCCGCGCTTGGAGTGGTGTGCTTACCAAAGCAACACCGCTACCTGACGTGTGGGAAGGATTGAAAGCAGAAGGCATTAAGTTTCGCAGAGGCCAGGTATGTATGGTAGCTGCAGCACCGAATGCTGGTAAGTCTATGTTCGCTCTGATCTATGCAATCAAAGCAAAAGTACCTACGCTTTTCTTTTCAGCAGATACCGATACAACGACAGTAATGATGAGGTCTGTATCGCATCTATCCGGCCATTCACAGGTAACTGTGGAGGCAAACCTTTCAGACAATAGCCAGTACTACAATGCACATTTGGACAAACTTTCACATATCAAGTGGGTCTTTGATTCATCTCCTAACATTGATGATTTAGAGTTGGAGATAAGGGCCTACGTTGAACTCTATGGACAGCCACCTGAGTTGATTGTCATTGATAACTTGATGAACATAACTGCTGAGACAGACAACGAGTGGGCTGGACTTAGAGCAATTATGATGGAGCTACACGATATGGCACGCAAGACTGAGGCCTGTGTATTAGTACTCCATCACGTATCAGAACAGTCAGAGTATGGGTCACCATCAAACCCACCTCATCGCAGAGCAATTCACGGAAAGGTCAGTCAGTTACCTGCACTGATACTTACACTGGGCTATGACCCGACACAAGGAATACTCAAGGTTGCACCAGTTAAGAATCGCTTTGGCGCTCATACTGCAGACGGCAGTAAATACGCACAGCTACTGGTAAACTATGCAGCAGTACAGATATCAGATCAGAATGAGTTTGGTTGGATGTTACGCAAGGATACAATCGCAGGATACCAAGGAGGATACAATGTCTGAAGGACAGTTAACGAACAAGTACAGAGATAATCTTAAAACAGATGGATTACGTGCAGATGTTGATGCACTCAAGGTAGACCTGACCAACTTCGTTGGTGCTCTATTGCAATCTGGTATTGTCGAATTAGTTAAAGATGAAGAAGGCAATGTCATCTATAAAATCAACAAGGTTGTATTGGTAGATGAGTCAGTACAACAAGACTAAAGGTTCTCAGTTTGAGACAGATGTAATGAAGTGGCTCCGCAAGGCTGGAGTTATGGCAGAGCGTTTGTCTAAGGCTGGGGCAAAGGATGAGGGCGACATCGTTACTGTTATCGCGGGAGAAACTTACATCCTTGAACTCAAGAACAGGGCAACCCTTTCGCTGCCTGAGTTCTGGAGAGAAGCACAAGTTGAGGCGCTTAACTACTCTAAGGCTAGAGGTCTTGGGGAAGTTCCTCTGTCATATGTAATAGTTAAGCGTCGCAACGCTTCAATAGATCAAGCCTGGGTCATTCAGGACCTAGCACAATGGTTAAAGGAGAAACAGTAATGCCAGTACCAGGTGGAGAAATAACAACAACAGAGATACTAGTACCAGTAGACCCAAATTTAGACCTAAATCAAGCACTAGTAGAAGCTGATGCAGAAGAAGCGACAGAAGAATATGATTTGCCAGAACTGTCGTAAAGCAGGAGAAGAGAACACTCTTACTCACTACAAGCGTTCAGCTCAATGGCACGACAAGTGCGATGATAAGGGGTGCGTATGCCAGCACAAGACTGGTCCAGGGTACGTAAGGCGGGCAGATACAAAGGTGCCATTGATGCAAACTCAATCCCCATAGGAGCAATTGTCCAGCACTATGGAGGTGAGGTACGTGAAGGCAAGAGTGTTTCGGTTCGTTGCTGTTTACATAGTGACAGTAGACGCTCAGCAGTTATCAATACTTATGACAATTTATATTTCTGCCATACCTGCGGTAAGGGTGGCAATGCAGCTAACCTAGTGTGCATACTAGAGAACTTGGAGTTTAACGATGGCCTCAAACGTGCAGTCGAAATTGCTACTGGAAGCGGCGCAACAATACGCTCAGGCAATAAGTCCAAAGGCTCTAGCCGTACTAAACGCACGTGGGATCTCTGAGGAAACTGCAGCACGCTTTCAGTTAGGAAGTATTACCAACCCAATCAATGGTCACGAGATGTATGAAGGATGGCTTTCCATTCCATACATCACCGCATCTGGTGGTTGTGTTGGCTTTAAGTTTAGACGATTAGATGATATCAAACCTAAGTATGGTTCACCTACTGGGCAGAAGGCACATCTCTATAACGTATGTGACATCACTCTTGATTCACCTTATGTTGTTGTATGTGAAGGTGAACTAGATGCCATTGTTACTAGTGGAGAACTAGGCATACCAGCAGTAGGTGTACCTGGTGTTGCAGCTTGGAAGAATCACTTTCCAAAACTCTTTGCCGGTTATGAAACTATCTATGTTGTTGGCGACAATGACATCAAAGAGGATGGCTCTAACCCTGGCGCTGAGTTTGCAAAACGCGTGGCGAACGAGGTAATGAACTCACAGATTGTTACACTACCTCCAGGTATGGACATCAATGATTACTACTTAGCCAATGGCATTGATGCTACGCGTAAGTTACTGATAGGGGAGTCGAATGTATGACAATGACAGAGAACGAGTGGGTCATAATGCTACAGACTTTGCAGCATATGGGCTTTCACATCTTGCAACAGGACAGAGCAACACAACTGATACTCATACGCCCCCAACCAACCCGTTAGCAGATCACCCAGCAGTAGCTGGCTATCGTGCAATAGGTGTGAGCACTGAGGATTTAACTTCTTTCATTGAAGCCTTTGCATCACTTCGTGCTATGCGTGTTAAAGGTGTGGGCCATAGTCAGTATGCGATAGCACAAGGACAGAAGTTTGAGTCCTTTACTACCGCAGATACTATTAGAGAATTGATTGAAGAGCTAGCCGATGCTAGCAACTACATAGACTTCCTTGCTATCAAGCTGCTGAACATTCAGCACACTATAGATTTGGTGCTACCTGACTGTGAGTGAACTACATCCAGTAATATATGACCTAGTACCTAGCGTTGCTAGAACTATCCACCGCAGGTACAAGACTCACGTTGAGTTTGATGACATCAAGCAGGAGTTAATGGCTTGGGCAATGACTCGTGTAGTAGATCATACTGAAGATTTAATGGAGCCTATTGAAGAGAGACGCAGGCACAACGAGCAACGCATAGCGTGGCAGATGAGACGTGTAGCTGAGCGCTATGCACGCAAGGAGAAGGCATCTAAGTCTGGCTATCAGACTAACGATGAGGCTTACTATGAGTCAGCAACTCTTGGTCAACTACTTCCCTTTGTCATTGCATCCATCATAGATGGCACAGTATTAGAGCAAGCACAAGAGATGATTAACGATGGACAACCTAAAGGTTCATCATCTCCAGCAGAAGGTGGCAACCTACTGGCTAACCTTATAGACATCAAGCGTGGCTATCTGCAACTAGAACAAGATGACCAGATGATTCTTAGGTTACGCCACCACGAGAGCTTTACTTTGCAACAGATAGCACAAGTACTAGAGTGTGCTACATCTACTGCAGATCGCAGATGTGATAAGTCACTTCGTAGGTTGCAAGATAACCTCGGTGGGATTAGCCCCTGGCAATGAATGAAGAGTTGTTATTTACTTTCTTGCGTGAGGGTTTATATCCTGACCTAGTAAAATCTGAGGGCATCTATGATGCCTACGACTGTATCTCTAGGCAGGCCGGTCACTACATAGAGTTAAAGTGCAGGGCTACACACTATGACACCTTGCTGATTGAAGAGATGAAGTATCGCAAGCTCATCACCCAAGCTGCAGAGCGTGACCTGGTTCCTTACTACATCAACTCCACACCTGCCGGTATCTACTCCTTTGATTTAATGGATGTAGCAGAGCCGGTGTGGTATGTCCACGAGATGCCAGCTACTACTGAGTTTGATAACAACGATAAGAAGTACAAGTTAGTAGGTTATCTACCTATTGAGGAGGCAGTCCAGTTATGATCTATGACTACAAGTGTGGCAAATGTAATTCAACTGTATCGGTTGAGCGTTCTATCCACGAGGAGGCCTCTACTCCTATGTGCTTTGACTGCCACGAGATTATGAATCGAGTATGGGATTCACCGGCTATCACATTCAAGGGCAAAGGCTTCTACACTAACGGCGGGTAAAGCAAAAACCCCACCGCCGAAAGGGTAGCGGTGAGGGTCTTATAGTGCTAACGGAAAGGGTTAAGAAACGTTAGCCACATCTACTATGTTTTGTATGAGCCACTCTACCACAGGTACAGCTACTGCATTACCCATTTGCTTATACCTGGCAGAGTCTGATTGTCCAACAGTCCAGTCATCAGGAAAGCCTTGTAACCTTTCACATTCTACTGGTGTTAAGCGGCGTACTGTTGTTTCTTTAGCAACCATTGATACGTTGTTCCCTCCTGTACCCATAAAAGCTGTGAGTGTATTGATTACATCTCCTTGTAATCTAAACCCATCAGATCTGTGCGGATGAAAAACAATAACAGTCGTTCTAATATCACCATTATCAAATGCGTTTAGCGTAGGCATCACTCCTCCTTCAATCCACGTCTCGTAGTCTTCTTCATTCTGTGCTCGCCTACCCTTCGTGAACCACAACATTGTCTTCCGGTCTTTTATATGTAGTAGCGGTAAGAGTTGTCACTCCTGGTGAGTACTTGGCGAAGCCTGTTTGACCAAAGCTAAGCGGAGTGCTTCCGGTAATACCTTCTCTCGTCTCGATGATCTGCGTAGGATTCCTTCGCAAGCCCTCTGACTTAAATAGTATTTCGGCAATGCCTCGTTCAGAAGAACGTCGCCCAACGATGAAAATTCTTTTGCGTCGCTGGGGTACTCCGAAGTATTGAGCATCAAGCACACGCCAGCCGACAGAATACCCGAGGTCGGCCATCGTCCCGATGACGACTCCAAAGTCTGCTCCTTTGTTACTGGATAGCAGACCAGGTACGTTTTCGAGGATGAAGTATTCGCTTTGCGCTTCTTCCACAATTCTTGCAGCTTCCCAGAATAACCCGCTTCGTGCGCCAGCAAGACCAGCTCTTTTGCCAGCAACGCTGACGTCTTGACAGGGAAATCCTCCTGCAATAATACCTCTGCTTGGATTAAATCCTGCTCCAATTAAGTCACTTCCTTTCACTGTAGTTACATCATCAAATTGTGTTGCATCAGGGAAGTGCTTTGCTAATACCTCATTGCACTTCTTATCTATCTCAACAGAGGCTACAACCCTCACACCCTGTCGTTGCATAGCAAGATCAAAGCCTCCAACACCAGCGAATAAAGATACGCCTGTTAATTTATCCATCACTGCCCTTCTAAGACTTTAAGTAATTCTTCACCTAATGAATAAGGAACACGTGATCGTTCTCTTGCCCCCTTTAATCCTTGCGTACCTGTCCTGGCTCCACGAGGAGCAGCTACGTGGCAAGGCATACCGTTCTTACACGCAGGACGTGGTGTCCAGTTAGGCACTACTCCCCACAAGTCAGTAGGTTTCATACGACTATCACCATACTGACAATAGGTAACTGTTGTGCGTGGTAGTCCAGCCACTACTGGTAGTTTGCGAAGCATACCTCTTGGGTTCTCAATAAGATAACCATACTTAGGTTGAAGCTGCTCAATTAAAGAGACAGTATGCTGCACAAGATCCTGGCTTACACGAGCTGCTTCGGTCTTGGGGATAGGGTTCTCCCCTCCTTGCAGCCAATGATGTCCAATAGATGCAACACTAAAGGCGGTACAAGGTGGAGATGCCCATATAAAATCAGGTTGCCCATACTTTGCTATTAAATCCTGAGCTTTAAGCAAGAATATATCTACGTTTTCTGTTGCCAAGAACTGCTGGTCTAACTCGAAAGTAATGACAGTATGCCCGGCATCTTTGAACGCCTGGGTAGAGCTACCAGTACCTGAGAATAAATCAAATACGAGCATCAGTACCAGCCGCGTCTATTGTGGAAGGCAATGGCTCGGCAAGCATTTCCTTCGTAGCGGTGGTTAAGGTATCTAATACCGTGCAGGATTTGGATACTAGGCTGGCTACTGCGCTCTCTAAGGAGTTGAGCAATTCCGTAAGCCGTTGATCGTTTGTTATCTGCGAGGTGGTCAAACCTGCTCTCACGGGTCCAAAGGGTGAGTAAGCAGTTAATGTTTTTGTTACTGTAACCGAGTGCTTTTGCGTAACTAACTGTAAGTGCTTTATTCTCACGCTTCTCCTCCATAGTTGCCTTCGTCCTCGCCTGCATCTGCGGGATCTCCAAAGGGTGGTGCGCCGTTTGCTCTGGTATGAATACCAACAGTAAGCCTAGTATCAGGAGTAACACTCCAAGTCTTTCCCTCTTGCTCATCAAAACTCCTCTGTTCATCAAGCAGTTGCTTATACGTGTCCGGATATAGGTGAGCTAGGCGCACTAACGCCTTGTCTCTAGCTCTTCGATAGTTGCGGTAATGAACTACTTGTCTCCCGCTTACCTGCTTACTCTCCATTGATCTTGTCCTCCCACACTATGAGAACGTATGCTACCAGCATTACTAGTATCAGACCTAACGCTAGGCTCATAAACTAACTGACTTAATGATGTCGGTAATATCAAGAGGCTGACCCACTAGGTGAGCATCCTCTTCATCACTATCCCAGCCGGATACCAACACACGAGAGCCGGTAGGTGCAAGGTATAGCCATTGAAGGCAATGTTCAGCGTTGTTGCCGCCCCATTCAGCTCTCCCGTTCTCATCTACTACCTCATAGAGCAGGACAAGTGGAGACTTCTTTGGGTGTATGGTGTATAGGTTACTTGATTGCTTTTGTAATTCTATCTCTCTTTTCTTGCGGTCAATCTGTTCTCTAATATAATTAGCCATTCTCCTTCTCCCCCTTCTCCTTGACCTTAATCCATACGAACCCGTCTTGGTGACGGGTAATCTGACTTAATATGTCGAACCATTCTTGATCTACCTCAGCAGTTATCACTCGCTTACTCATTATTACCCTCCATATTCCAAGCGCATATAGCGCATCCATCTACACAGTCTTCTTCTATAAAATCTGCTACATAATTACTCATCAGCCTCTCCCTCTCTCACTAGACCTAGACGATACAGGGCTAAGTTAGCTCTCTCTAGGTTCTTGATAGCTTTCGCTATCTCTTGTTGTTGCAGGTCTATCTCAGCTTGGTTAAGGCATAGGTTAGCCTTAGCTGCTAGATACTCTTCATTCATTTAGTTACCTCCACATACTAGACATAGATTTTCATAGTGAGGAGTGCAATCCTCGCACCCTAGACAGTCTCTCCACTCAACGTCAGATAAACAACCTTCTCTTTGTCGGTCTGATACTAAATTATAGACTGCCCATTGACCAAAACCTTCATACAGGTGTTGGCATAGCTGACTAAACGGCAAGCTACCTTTATATCCTTGTGCCATTAGTTATCCCCCTCTAGCTCTTCTAGTGTGTCAAACTCTGGCGACATCTCTTCGACCTCTCCCTCATCTTCGTAAAATACTGGGTCATTTAGCTCCGGCTCATATCCCATTACGCCACCTTGCATTCATTGCAATCGTGTTTATGATAATCGGGGTGTGCGCCGTCACAATAGGCGCATAGATGATCGTATTGTGCAGTAGCTCCACACCCGCATAATTCACACCGGCAGTTATCCATTACGCTTGCTCGCTTTCGTCAGACATACGATCGAGGTCACTTAATATATCGCGGTAGCCATTATCGTAATCTTCAGCCCATTTAGGCCACTCAATACGATTTTTATCCTTATCAAAGAATGTCAATTCATACCCGTCATACCGGTCATATTCCAATTCAGCGTCATAGGTCACGCCCTCTACTACTATCTTTAGAGTACGCGTCCAACCGTCTAGCTCTCGGTGTATTAGATTTACTTTCATTACTCTACCTCTATCTCTACTAGGCTCTTAATCAAGGCCTTGATATGGTCTTTAAGGTTAGTTAGATCCCACTCTGTATATTGCTCCCACACGATAGTATCTTCATTCTCCGGTGAGAATATACTTTCTAGGCTTTCATCATCATTCCATTGCGTTAGAAAGTGTCCTAACACGGCATTCTGTATCTGACGCACTTTACTCATTACGCTACCTCCTTAGCCTTACACCCGTTACATATAATTCCCTTACCTATTGCATAGGTGTAGCTAGGTAGCCGGTCACCATTGCGTAGCGTTACATATAGCGCGTCATTACTGCCACACTCCATACATACTGGTTGATTCTTTTTAGCCATTACGCTACCTCCGCACTAACTGGCATAAGTACGCGATAAGACAAGCCACAAGCGTTAGTAGCTACGTCTCCCGTAAATACCCACTCGCTAGCCTTGCCGTAACCTAAGAAAGATCCGCTTACTCCTCCTCCTTCAGTAGCAAGATAGACACCGGTAGTGTCTGCCTTAATTACTGGCCGTACCTGGCCGACATATAGACGGCCTCTAGATATATGATTAGCTAACGCTAGCGTCTCTAATTGCACGCCAGGTGTCTGTAAAGCTCGCTTAAAGTCTGCGAGAGTATTCAATTTATTCATATCTTTCACCCTTATTCTCTCTTACTCGTGAGGTAATCTACCTCTCACCCTCCCCCGCCTGTAAGCGAGGGAGGATAAGTAGCATACTACTATGGCGTACTATACCTTACATACTAGCCGTCTCTCTCTCACACTCGCGGTATAAATCTTTATTACAGGCCGGGCAGTATGCCAGGAGGCATTTAGATCCGATAATATCGTGATGATGTAGGCAGGGAATGAAAGCTACCTCCTCGCTTGTGCAGTTAGCGCTCATAGTTAGCCCTCCTCCGGCAGTTGCTTTAGTACCCAGGAGAGAGCGTCTATTCTCCCCTGGTAGTAGTTATAGCTGACCTTATCGCCTACGCTATCCATTAGACGCGTTAGGATCTCTTTAGCCTCTACCTCGATTATGTCTCTCACTTACTCACCCTCTATCTCATAAGAGAGCGTACTAGAGCGCGATAAATCATAACCGTATTGCTCACCGATAATCTCTTTAGCTTTCTCGATAGCTTGCTCTTTACTTTCTGCCTCTAAGTGGATCGCCTCTTCACCTAGCTTTACGATTACTACATAATCGCTCATTAGATAGCCTCCTCTATAATTAGTGTCTTATGGTCTAGGCTCTCGCAATACTTACGCGCCTCTTGTGCGGTCTTAAAGATTCCCGCGCTATGCATTACTATATAAGTGTTAAAGCCTCGATAACCCGTGAGCCAGCCCTCTCCCCCAGCCCCGATAGTAGTAATAAAGTAATAATCGTGTGCAAGGCTTGTGCCTCTACGGGAGGCCTGGTACTGCTTACTAGCTTTATTCCATCTCATTAGGCTACCTCTACCCATATCCCGTACTGGCTATACAGTTTAACCAGGCGCTTAGCTACTGCGGGCGTTAAATCGCCCGCGCTTACTATCTCTCTCGTCTCAATGTCTATAAGGCGGATATATTCTTTTTTATTACTCATAGTCTTAACCCTTATTCTCTTAAAGATCCGGCTAGATACCGGCTCTCTCTCCCCTGCCCGTAGGCAAGGGAGGAGAGTCACCTACCTAGTGAAAGCATTGAGCTAGTGTGCCTAAGCAGTAGCCCTCCTCCGGGACATACCATAAGTGGCCGGATATGTACCATATCCCGGCGATTATGAGGCCGATTACTACGCCTAAGACTAGGTTACCTCGCTTAGAAAGATCTTTCATTAGATTACCTCCTAGTATTCTTTAGAGCCGATAAGCTCTAGGGTAGTAGTATTACCGATTAGCTTATTATATCGGGCGCTTTGTCGCTTAATTGAGCGATAGACGTTAGCAGTATCCTTATCCCAACCGAAACACCCGGCGAAACACTCTAGGGTGTCGCAAGAGCTTATGATATTGCGGTCACTAGCCAGGCAATGCACTACATCCACTACGCTAGGCTCTCGCTCTATCCCTCTTCCCTGGTAGTAATAAAGAGAGTAAGAGCGCCCCTGGTATCTAAGGGTTACGCGGTAGCAGTTAGCTTTACGTTGCCATTCGCTCACCTTGTTAGGGTGAGAGCGGTGTCTAATCTCTAAGGTTATGCCTAGCTCTTGAATTAACTCCGGTAGTGTCTGCTCTATCGTATCCATTAGCGAATCTCCTCTTGTTTATTCCAACATTCTTTACATATTGCATTGTAAAAGTCAATGCCCGCCCAATTAGGGCGCAGGCTTGCTTTTTCTGCCTCCGTTAGGAGGCTCTCCCCTGCCTGGCATATGTCGCACTTATTCATTAGTTATTCTCCTTAGGTAGTAGTGTCTTAGCTTGCGCCCATAGTGTCGAGACGATTAGGGCGGGGTCTTTTAGGTCTTCAATAGAGTCAGCTAGGCCGTTAGTGCCGTCTAGCTCATAGGTATTCCAGGTGTATCCGGTGTCACTAGATAGTGACTCTCCGAAAGCTATCTCAATTCCACTAGATAACACTATGGAGACGTAGCCCGGATACTGCCACTCTACTTTAGCCCCGGCGGGGGCGGTGTCTTTTATCTTGTGCATTACTAATTCAATTGGGTATGTATTAGGCATTAGTTAATCTCCTCATCATTAGCGTCACACTTTTTACTATCGTGAAAGCCCTGTAAGTCTCTTTCACTTAAATCGTAATACTGGCCACAAGCGCCACAATTCCATAGAGCTTTAGTCATTAGTTA